TCTGTCGATCTGATAGTCACAGACCCGCCATACTTTAAAGTGAAGCCCGAGGGCTGGGATAACCAGTGGGAGGGCGACGATGATTACCTGAAATGGCTGGACCAGTGTCTGGCGCAGTTCTGGCGGGTACTGAAGCCTACCGGAAGTCTTTACCTGTTCTGTGGTCATCGCCTGGCATCTGACACCGAAATCATGATGCGTGAGCGCTTTAATGTGCTGAACCACATTATCTGGGCGAAGCCGTCCGGACGCTGGAACGGGTGCAATAAGGAAAGTCTGCGGGCGTATTTTCCGGCAACAGAGCGCATTCTGTTTGCAGAACATTATCAGGGACCGTATCGCCCGAAAGATGATGGCTATGTGGCACAGGGGCGCGAGCTAAAACAGCACGTCATGGCCCCGCTGATTTCTTACTTTCGTGATGCGCGTAAATCACTGGGAATAACGTCAAAACAGATAGCGGAAGCCACCGGAAAGAAAAACATGGCTTCGCACTGGTTTGGTACCAGTCAGTGGCAGTTACCGAACGAGGGTGATTACAACAAATTGCAGGCGTTGTTTGCGCGTGTTGCGGCAGAAAAACATCAGCGCGGGGAACTGGAAAAGCCACACCACCAGCTGGTCAGCACATACAGTGAGCTGAACCGGCAGTACACGGAACTGCTGAGTGAATATAAAAATTTGCGGCGGTATTTCGGTGTGACGGCGCAGGTTCCGTACACCGATGTCTGGACGCATAAACCGGTGCAGTACTATCCAGGAAAACATCCGTGCGAAAAACCGGCAGAAATGCTGCAGCAGATAATCAACGCGAGCAGTCGTCCGGGAGACCTGGTTGCAGATTTTTTTATGGGTTCAGGTTCAACGGTAAAAGCGGCGATGGCACTGGGGCGTTGTGCGATTGGTGTTGAGCTGGAGACAGGACGTTTTGAACAGACAGTCAGGGAAGTTCAGGATTTAATCGTTTGAAACGGATGAGATTGCAGAATTAATTACGCACCATTATTATTCTGCTCCCGGCCCTTTAGCTCAGTGGTGAGAGCGAGCGACTCATAATCGCCAGGTCGCTGGTTCAAATCCAGCAAGGGCCACCATCACATACCGCCATTAGCTCATCGACAGAGAGTGCCAGCTTTCGAAACTGGCTGTGTGGGGCTCGGGTCCCCGATGGCAATCCATTATCTGCATTATGCGTTGTTAGCTCAGCCGGACAGAGCAATTGCCTTCTAAGCAATCGGTCACTGGTTCGAATCCAGTACAACGCGCCACGCTTATTTTTCCAGGCTCGCTTTGGCGGGCCTTTTTCATATCCGCGCCCGTTATGAAGCGCCACCGCGTTCTGCTAATGCTGAAGCCCTTCGTCAGCTGACTGATGTTGCAGATACTGATGATACTGTGAATGTGCTGTGTCTGTGTCTGGATATCGCTGACCAGGACGGTATCGGTCAGGAAGAAGAAGCGCAACTGAAGAAAATTGCGCAGGCGCTGCAGTTGCCGCTGGAGCAGTACCTGTGAAAAGTGCGCGCCTTGTGCTGGCTGTCATCCTGTTGTTTCTGGTAGTGATGGTGGATTTCACCGGACGACTGATGTCAGTGCTGGCAGATGGTGTGCTGGTGGCGATGGCGCTGATCGTGCTCCGGCCTTTACTGCGAAAATCTGAATAACATCACACAAAAGGCATCTGCGGGTGCCTTTGACGGGGTGTTTTTTTACGGGTCGCTGGTGGCCCTTTTTTTATTTTCAGGAGGAAGTATGTCTGAACCCTTATCCGGTTCCGGCACGGCTGCGGCGCTGGGTGGCGCGACGGTAACGGTACAGAAAGACGGACGGCGAGTGGAGTTTACGGCCACTTCCGTGTCTGACCTGAAAAAATACATTGCGGAGCTGGAGGTGCAGACCGGCATGACACAGCGACGCAGGGGACCTGCAGGATTTTATGTATGAAAACGCCCACCATTCCCACCCTTCTGGGACCGGACGGCATGACATCGCTGCGTGAATATGCCGGTTATCACGGCGGTGGCAGCGGATTTGGTGGGCAGTTGCGGGCGTGGAACCCACCGGGTGAAAGTGTGGATGCAGCCCTGCTGCCCAACTTTACCCGTGGCAATGCCCGCGCAGACGATCTGGTACGCAATAACGGCTATGCCGCCAACGCCATCCAGCTGCATCAGGATCATATCGTCGGGTCTTTTTTCCGGCTCAGTCATCGCCCAAGCTGGCGCTATCTGGGCATCGGGGAGGAAGAAGCCCGTGCCTTTTCCCGCGAGGTTGAAGCGGCATGGAAAGAATTTGCCGAGGATGACTGCTGCTGCATTGACGTTGAGCGAAAACGCACGTTTACCATGATGATTCGGGAAGGTGTGGCCATGCACGCCTTTAACGGTGAACTGTTCGTTCAGGCCACCTGGGATACCAGTTCGTCGCGGCTTTTCCGGACACAGTTCCGGATGGTAAGCCCGAAGCGCATCAGCAACCCGAACAATACCGGCGACAGCCGGAACTGCCGTGCCGGTGTGCAGATTAATGACAGCGGTGCGGCGCTGGGATATTACGTCAGCGAGGACGGCTATCCTGGCTGGATGCCGCAGAAATGGACATGGATACCCCGTGAGTTACCCGGCGGGCGCGCCTCGTTCATTCACGTTTTTGAACCCGTGGAGGACGGGCAGACCCGCGGTGCAAATGTGTTTTACAGCGTGATGGAGCAGATGAAGATGCTCGACACGCTGCAGAACACGCAGCTGCAGAGCGCCATTGTGAAGGCGATGTATGCCGCCACCATTGAGAGTGAGCTGGATACGCAGTCAGCGATGGATTTTATTCTGGGCGCGAACAGTAAGGAGCAGCGGGACAGGCTGACCGGCTGGGTTGGTGAAATTGCCGCGTATTACGCCGCAGCGCCGGTCCGGCTGGGAGGCGCAAAAGTACCGCACCTGATGCCGGGTGACTCACTGAACCTGCAGACGGCTCAGGATACGGATAACGGCTACTCCGTGTTTGAGCAGTCACTGCTGCGGTATATCGCTGCCGGGCTGGGTGTCTCGTATGAGCAGCTTTCCCGGAATTACGCCCAGATGAGCTACTCCACGGCACGGGCCAGCGCGAACGAGTCGTGGGCGCACTTTATGGGGCGGCGAAAATTCGTCGCATCCCGTCAGGCGAGCCAGATGTTTCTGTGCTGGCTGGAAGAGGCCATCGCTCGCCGCGTGGTGACGTTACCTTCAAAAGCGCGTTTCAGCTTTCAGGAAGCCCGCAGCGCCTGGGGGAACTGTGACTGGATAGGCTCCGGTCGTATGGCCATCGATGGTCTGAAAGAAGTACAGGAAGCGGTGATGCTGATAGAAGCCGGACATGGGAACGTCAGCCACCATGACATCCGGTGAGCAGTCCGGTGCTGTGATACGTGGTGTTTTTGATGACCCTGAAAATATCAGCTATGCCGGACAGGGCGTGCGCGTTGAAGGCTCCAGCCCGTCCCTGTTTGTCCGGACTGATGATGTGCGGCAGCTGCGGCGCGGCGACACGCTGACCATCGGTGAGGAAAACTTCTGGATAGACCGGATTTCGCCGGATGATGGCGGAAGCTGTCATCTCTGGCTTGGGCGGGGCGTACCGCCTGCCGTTAACCGTCGCCGCTGAAAGGGGGATGTATGGCCATAAAAGGTCTTGAGCAGGCCGTTGAAAACCTCAGCCGTATCAGCAGAACGGCGGTGCCCGGTGCCGCCGCAATGGCCATTTCCGTCGGACAGTATAAAGCCGCCATGCGTATGCTGCCTGCACAGTTCACTGACGTGGCCACGCAGCTTGCAGGCGGGCAAAGTCCGTGGCTGATCCTGCTGCAACAGGGTGGTCAGGTGAAGGACTCCTTCGGCGGGATGATCCCCATGTTCAGGGGGCTTGCCGGTGCGATCACCCTGCCGATGGTGGGGGCCACCTCGCTGGCGGTGGCGACCGGTGCGCTGGCGTATGCCTGGTATCAGGGCAACTCAACCCTGTCCGATTTCAACAAAACGCTGGTCCTTTCCGGCAATCAGGCGGGACTGACGGCAGATCGTATGCTGGTCCTGTCCAGAGCCGGGCAGGCGGCAGGGCTGACGTTTAACCAGACCAGCGAGTCACTGACGGCGCTGGTGAATGCCGGTGTGCGTGGTGGTGAGCAGTTTGAGGCGATCAGCCAGAGTGTGGCGCGTTTCTCCTCTGCATCCGGCGTGGAGGTGGACAAGGTCGCTGAAGCCTTCGGGAAGCTGACCACAGACCCGACGTCGGGACTGACAGCGATGGCACGTCAGTTCCATAACGTGACGGCGGAGCAGATTGCGTATGTTGCTCAGTTGCAGCGTTCCGGAGATGAAGCCGGGGCATTGCAGGCGGCGAACGAGGCCGCAACGAAAGGGTTTGATGACCAGACCCTCCGCCTGAAAGAGAACATGGGCACGCTGGAGACCTGGGCAGACAGGACAGCACGGGCATTCAAATCCATGTGGGATGCGGTGCTGGATATTGGTCGCCCGGACACTGCCCAGGGAATGCTGGAGAAAGCAGAAAAGGCTTTTGATGAGGCGGACAAAAAATGGCAGTGGTATCAGAGCCGGAGCCACCGGCGCGGTAAAACCTCAGCATTTCTTGCCAATCTCCGGGGAGCATGGGAGGACAGAGCGAATGCGCAACTTGGGCTTTCAGCCGCCACGTTGCAGGCCGATCTTGAAAAGGCCAGAGAGATGGCAGCAAAGGACTGGGCCGAGTCTGAGGCATCACGGCTGAAATATACCGAAGAGGCGCAGAAGGCTTACGAACGCCTGCAGACGCCGCTGGAGAAATATACCGCTCGTCAGGAAGAACTGAACAAGGCACTGAAAGACGGGAAAATCCTGCAGGCAGATTACAACACGCTGATGGCGGCGGCGAAAAAGGACTATGAAGCGACGCTGAAAAAGCCGAAGCAGTCCGCTGCGGGAGAGCGTCAGGAAGATCGAGCACATGCAGCTCTTCTTGCGTTACAAGCTGAACTAAAAATGCTTGAGCAGCATAGTGGAGCGAATGAAAAAATCAGCCAGCAGCGCCGGGATTTGTGGAAGGCGGAGAGTCAGTTCGCGGTACTGGAGGAGGCGGCGCAACGTCGCCAGCTGTCTGCACAGGAGAAATCCCTGCTGGCGCATAAAGATGAGACGCTGGAGTACAAACGCCAGCTGGCTGCACTTGGCGACAAGGTCACCTATCAGGAACACCTGAACGCGCTGGCACAGCAGGCGGATAAATTCGCACAGCAGCAACGGGCAAAACGGGCCGCCATTGATGCGAAAAACCGGGGGCTGACTGACCGGCAGGCAGCGAGGGAAGCCACGGAACAGCGCCTGAAGGAACAGTATGGCGATAATCCTCTGGCGCTGAATAACGTCATGTCAGAGCAGAAAAAGACCTGGGCAGCTGAAGACCAGCTTCGCGGGAGCTGGATGGCAGGCCTCAGGTCAGGCTGGAGTGAGTGGAAAGAGAGCGCCACGGACAGTATGTCGCAGGTTAAAAGTGCTGCCACGCAGACCTTTGATGGTATTGCACAGAATATGGCGGCGATGCTGACCGGCAGTGAGCAGAACTGGCGCAGCTTCACCCGTTCCGTGCTGTCCATGATGACAGAAATTCTGCTTAAGCAGGCAATGGTGGGAATTGTCGGGAGTATCGGCAGCGCCATTGGCGGTGCTGCCGGTGGTGGCGCATCAGTGTCAGGCGGTACAGCCATTCAGGCTGCTGCGGCAAAATTCCATTTTGCGACCGGGGGATTTACGGGAACTGGCGGCAAATATGAGCCAGCGGGGATTGTTCACCGTGGTGAATTTGTCTTCACGAAGGAGGCAACCAGCCGGATTGGCGTGGGAAATCTCTACCGGCTGATGCGCGGCTATGCGGAAGGTGGTTATGTGGGCGGTGCCGGAAGTCCGGCGCAGATGCGGCGGGCGGAAGGCATTAATTTTAATCAGAACAATCACGTGGTGATTCAGAACGACGGTACGAATGGTCTGCCAGGTCCACAGATGATGAAGGCAGTGTATGACATGGCCCGTAAGGGGGCCCGTGATGAAATTCAGGCACAGATGCGCGATGGTGGTCTGTTCTCCGGAGGTGGACGATGAAGACCTTCCGCTGGAAAGCGAAACCCGGTATGGATGTGGCTTCGGCCCCTTCCGTAAGAAAGGGGCGCTTTGGTGATGGCTATTCTCAGCGAGCGCCTGCCGGGCTGAACGCTGACCTGAAAACGTACAGCGTGACGCTGTCTGTCTCCCGTGAGGAGGCCACGGCGCTGGAGTCGTTTCTGGCTGAGCACGGGGGCTGGAAAGCCTTTCTGTGGACGCCGCCTTATGAGTGGCGGCAGATAAAGGTGACCTGCGCAAAATGGTCGTCGCGGGTCAGTATGCTGCGTGTTGAGTTCAGCGCAGAGTTTGAACAGGTGGTGAACTGATGCAGGATATCCGGCAGGAAACACTGAATGAATGCACCCGTGCGGAGCAGTCGGCCAGCGTGGTGCTCTGGGAAGGTGAAAGTGAGCCGGGTTCCTGACGGCGTTGCCGAGTACAGCGTGTGGGGGCTGAAGCTGCCGACGCTGCGCCAGCGCCTGTTCCGCTGTGTGAGTATCCGTGAGAACGACGACGGTACGTATGCCATCACTGCAGTGCAGCATGTACCGGAGAAAGAAGCCATCGTGGATAACGGGGCGCACTTTGACGGTAACCAGAGCGGCACGGTGAATGGTGTCACGCCGCCAGCAGTGCAGCATCTGACCGCCGAAGTCACCGCAGACAGCGGGGAATACCAGGTGCTGGCCCGCTGGGACACGCCGAAGGTGGTGAAGGGGGTGAGCTTTATGCTTCGCCTGACCGTGGCAGCGGATGACGGCAGTGAGCGGCTGGTCAGCACGGCCCGGACGACGGAAACCACTTACCGCTTCACACAACTGGCTCTGGGGAACTACAGGCTGACAGTCCGGGCAGTAAATGCATGGGGACAGCAGGGCGATCCGGCGTCGGTATCGTTCCGGATTGCCGCACCGGCAGCGCCGTCGCGGATTGAGCTGACGCCGGGCTATTTTCAGATAACCGCCACGCCGCATCTTGCCGTTTATGATCCGACGGTACAGTTTGAGTTCTGGTTCTCGGAAAAGCGGATTGCGGATATCAGGCAGGTTGAAACCACAGCCCGCTATCTTGGCACGGCGCTGTACTGGATAGCCGCCAGTATCAATATCAAACCGGGCCATGATTATTATTTTTACGTTCGCAGTGTGAACACCGTTGGCAAATCGGCATTCGTGGAGGCTGTTGGTCAGCCGAGTGATGACGCATCCGGCTATCTGGATTTTTTCAAAGGCGAGATAGGGAAAACCCATCTGGCTCAGGAGCTGTGGACGCAGATTGATAACGGTCAGCTTGCGCCTGACCTGGCTGAAATCAGGACATCCATTACGGATGTCAGCAATGAAATCACACAGACCGTCAATAAGAAACTGGAAGACCAGAGTGCGGCAATTCAGCAGATACAGAAGGTTCAGGTTGATACAAATAATAACCTGAACAGCATGTGGGCTGTGAAGCTGCAGCAGATGCAGGACGGACGCCTTTATATCGCGGGTATTGGTGCCGGTATTGAGAACACCCCTGACGGCATGCAGAGTCAGGTGCTGCTGGCGGCAGACAGGATTGCGATGATTAATCCTGCGAATGGCAACACAAAGCCGATGTTTGTTGGTCAGGGCGATCAGATATTCATGAACGAAGTGTTCCTGAAACGCCTGACGGCTCCCACCATTACCAGCGGCGGTAATCCTCCGGCATTTTCCCTGACACCGGACGGGCGGCTGACGGCGAAAAATGCCGATATCAGCGGTAACGTGAATGCGAACTCCGGGACGCTCAACAACGTCACGATTAACGAGAACTGTCGGGTTCTGGGAAAACTGTCCGCCAACCAGATTGAAGGCGATCTCGTTAAAACAGTGGGCAAAGCTTTCCCCCGGGACTCCCGTGCACCGGAGCGGTGGCCATCAGGAACCATTACCGTCAGGGTTTATGACGATCAGCCGTTTGACCGGCAGATTGTTATTCCGGCGGTGGCATTCAGTGGCGCTAAGCATGAGAGAGAGCATACTGATATTTACTCCTCATGCCGTCTGATAGTGCGGAAAAACGGTGCTGAAATTTATAACCGTACCGCGCTGGATAATACGCTGATTTACAGTGGCGTTATTGATATGCCTGCCGGTCACGGTCACATGACACTGGAGTTTTCGGTGTCAGCATGGCTGGTAAATAACTGGTATCCCACAGCAAGTATCAGCGATTTGCTGGTTGTGGTGATGAAGAAAGCCACTACAGGCATCACGATTAGCTGAATTTTATAACCCAGATACGGGCACCAGAAATGGTGCCTTTTTTATTGCAGAAAAGCGAGAGGTAATTATGCGTAAATTATGTGCTGTTATTCTGTCCGCAGTAGTCTGGCTGGTTGCCGCTGGTACGCCAGCGAGCGCAGCAGAGCATCAGTCCACACTAAGCGCCGGGTATCTTCAGACCCATACTGATATGCCAGGCAGTGATGACCTGAAGGGCATTAACGTGAAATACCGTTATGAATTTACGGACACGCTGGGGCTGGTGACGTCATTCAGTTATGCCAATGCCAAAGATGAGCAAAAAACGCATTACAGCGATACCCGCTGGCATGAAGATTCCGTGCGTAACCGCTGGTTCAGCGTGATGGCGGGGCCGTCTGTGCGCGTGAATGAATGGTTCAGCGCGTATGCGATGGCGGGTGTGGCTTACAGCCGTGTGTCGACTTTCTCCGGGGATTATCTTCGCGTAACTGACAACAAGGGGAAAACGCACGATGTGCTGACCGGAAGTGATGACGGTCGCCACAGCAACACGTCTCTGGCGTGGGGGGCTGGCGTGCAGTTTAACCCGACCGAATCCGTGGCCATTGACCTTGCTTATGAAGGCTCCGGCAGTGGTGACTGGCGCACTGACGGGTTCATCGTGGGTGTCGGTTATAAATTCTGATTAGCCAGGTAACACAGTGTTATGACAGCCCGCCGGTTCAGGCGGGCTTTTTTGTGGGGTGAATATGGCAGTAAAGATTTCAGGTGTACTGAAAGACGGCACAGGAAAACCAGTACAGAACTGCACAATCCAGCTGAAAGCAAAACGTAACAGCACCACGGTGGTGGTGAACACGCTGGCCTCAGAAAATCCGGATGAAGCCGGGCGTTACAGCATGGACGTTGAGTACGGTCAGTACAGCGTTATTCTGTTGGTGGACGGATTCCCGCCGTCACATGCCGGGACCATCACCGTGTATGAAGATTCCCGACCCGGTACGCTGAATGATTTTCTCGGTGCCATGACGGAGGATGATGCCCGTCCGGAGGCACTGCGCCGTTTTGAACTGATGGTGGAAGAGGTGGCGCGTAACGCGTCCGCAGTGGCACAGAACACGGCAGCCGCGAAGAAGTCAGCCAGTGATGCCAGCACATCAGCCCGTGAGGCGGCAACCCATGCGACTGATGCTGCAGGCTCAGCACGCGCAGCCAGCACGTCAGCCGGACAGGCCGCGTCGTCGGCTCAGTCAGCGTCTTCCAGCGCAGGAACGGCATCGACAAAGGCCAGTGAAGCAGCGAAAAGTGCTGCTGCTGCAGAGTCATCAAAA